GGCATCATCGCTGAGCGCGGCGCAATCGTGGTGGTCGAGAAGAGCGTTGCGCAGGCGCTAATCGACAAAGGCGCGGCGCGCCGTGTCTAACTGGGAGCTAATCGACTACAACCGGGACACCGGACTCCGGAAGTATATCGGAGACCATCCCGACGATCCTACGGGCGTTCTGGTTCGCTATGAGCAGGACGCCCGCAGCATCGGTGCCGTCCTCGATCGCAACAAAGAGGCGGCCAACCACTACAACATCGGCAGGATGAGCGACAATGAGAAGGTCGCCGAAATCCCTGTTGGCGTGATGTATGAATGGCTGGTCAAGCACGGCGTCAATGCCTGGAACCCGGCACACAGAGACGGCGTGAAGCGGCTGCTGAACAGTTCGGATTACCGCTACCTCAAGTGCCGCGACATCATTATTTGATTCAGTCCTGCGCGCGAATGTGGTAAGAAAAACGCCGTGTCTTCCGGCGAAAAATGGGCGTATCTTCTAGGCGCATATCTGGGTGATGGATGCGTCTATAACCATCAGGGCTATCCGGCCTTTGTGCTGAGCGTGACCGACCGCGATTTCGCGGAGGCAGCGCAAGTCGCGTTGAAAGCATTCACGAGTTACGCAGTCACAATAACGACGTGCCAAGATCGCCGGTTTGCAAATGCAGCACTAACGCATCGGCTGCGGTGCGGCGATCCAAACCTTTGTCAAGCGTTTCAGGACTCCACCAACAACAAGCGGAAACTACCGGACTGGATCTTCGATGCCACTTCTGCGGAACGCTTGGCGTTCATCGCAGGGCTCATGGACAGCGAGGGTTACGTTTGTGTTCGCCATAATCGGCAGGGCGCAACGCTCGGCTTCAAGTCCACCGATGTATGGTTCGATGACTTTCTAAGGCTTCTTCGCAGCGTCGGCATCCAGCACGGCAAGGTCGGCATCGAAATGCCGCGCAAGCCGGGATACCGAACCCCGCGACGAATTTCGATCAAGCTGCGCTCCTGGGTGGAAGCCGGAGCTTATTTTCGCATTTCCCGCAAACAAGAGCGGGTCGAACGCTGGGCCAAGATGCCCCGCTACGGGAGGCTGACCGCCTCCGCATAACCGGAGGCGTCATGGCAATTTCGCTCGACATCAGCGCACCCGGCGCAATCCCCGATCTCGCCACGCTCAAGACGACGGTCAACGACTGGCTCGACCGAGATGATCTGAACGACAAGGTTCCGGTCTTCATCCAGATGGCCGAAGCGATGTTCAACCGCGAGCTGCGCACGCTGGAAATGGAAGCTACCACCATCGGCGAGGCGACCAGCGAAGACACGACGCTGCCCGAAGACTATCTCGCAATGCGGGCGATCTACGAGGAAGGTTCACCCGACCGCCCGTTGAAGGCCATTTCACCAACTGCGATCCGTCAGAGCTATGACGGCACGACGGGAACGCCGGTTGCATATACCCTGATCTCGGACGCGATCCGGCTGGTTCCACCGCCGTCCGGCACGATCCTCCTGACGATGGACTACTGGGCGCGGATCGAGCCTCTGTCGGTTTATTCGCCGTCCAATTGGCTCTTACAAAAGCATCCCGACGCCTACCTTTACGCCACGCTGTTCCATGCCGAATGCCACCTCGATAATGCTGTCAGGGCGGCGCAGTGGAAGGCGCTGCTCGACAATGTGATGCAGCGGATCAACAAGACCTCGCGCAACGACCGGTTCGGCGCGGGTCCGCTGGTCCCTTCGATGGTTACGCAGGTCGGCGGACGCGCCAAGTGCTGAAGGAAATCCCGTTCGGCAAGTTCACGCCGGACGCCGCTCCGTCACATTCCAACGCGCTCACCGAAGCGAAGAACGTGCTTCCGATCACCAACGGCTATGCTCCGGTGGGCTCGTTCCAGGCGGTCACGTCATCGCTTGGGGGCGCATTCGTCGGGGGCGGCGCGTTCATCGGTTCGGACGGCAATTCGACGCTGCTTTCCGCCACGTCTGTCAAGCTCCGCAAATACAGCGGCGCATGGTCGGATATCGCGTCGGTCGTCACGTCTGGCCGGTGGCATCTGGCGCAGTTCGGCGACAATGTTGTCTATGCCAACGGGGGGCAACTGGGCCGGTATGAGCTGATCGCGGGCACGGCTTCGGATTTAACCGACGCGCCGGCCAATGCGATCGATGTCTGCACGGTCAAGGACTTCGTCATGTGCCTCACCGCCGATTCACAGGCGGTATGGTCGGCGTTCAACGATTGCACAGGATGGACGGCAGGCGAGAACCAGTCTGACTTCCAGCCTCTTCTGGACGGAGGGACAGGCGTCAGGATCGTCGGCGGCGAATATGCGATCATCCTGCAAAAGAACACCATCCGCCGGGTGTCCTACGTTGGCCCGCCGGTCATTTTCCAGTTCGATGTCATCTCGCCCGAGGTCGGGTGCATGGCGGCGGGATCGGTGGCGAACGTCGGTAGGCTGATCTTCTTCATCTCCGAGCGCGGGTTCGAGATGTGCGACGGGGAGACGGTTACTCCGATTGGGGATGAGAAGGTCAACCGCTGGTTCTTCTCGCGCCATTCGCGCGAGGACATTGCCAATGTCTGGGCCGCGGTCTCGCCAAGGCGCTCCGAGGTCTATTGGGCCATGCCTGGCACGCCGGGGCGGGTCGTGGTTTACAACTGGGTCTTGCAGCGCTGGTCAACGATTGAAACCGATGTGACAGGACTGCTTACCGGGCGCACGTCGAACGTGTCGATTGACTCGCTGGATGCAATTTACCCGTCCGGGCTGGATTCGATCCCGATCAGCCTGGACGATCCTTCGCTGGCGGGCGGAAACCCGCTTCTGCTGGTGGTGGATGGAAGCAACCAGCTCGGGTCTTTGTCGGGCACGCCGATGCAGGCAAGCGGGGTGCAGAAGAACATCGAACTGACGCCCGGACGGCGGTCGAGACTGCGGTCGGTGCGGATGGTGACGGACGCCACGAGCGCTTCGGTCTCAATCAATGCCAAACTCAACGCCGGGGACGGTGAGAGCCTTGTTTCGACGGGTTCTATGCGCAGCAACGGGAAGATGCCCCTGAGGGCAAATGGGCGGTATTTCGACAACCAGTGGTCGATCCCCGCGGGAACCAGGTGGTCTTACGTCCAGGGCTGTGAATACGAGTTCGAGGCGGGGGATATGCGGTAATGGGCGCAGCTTTCAGCTTTGACGGCCGAGCCGAGGCATACTCACTTTGTCTCGCATCGAGCAGAGCGCGCCTACCGCGCGATGCGTCTAGCGCCCAGCGTGTCGCTAGCACGAAAGGGGTTTGATGTCCAACCTCTACCCCAACGTCCCGACGTTCCAGACCAACGACATCTTCACCCGGTTCGGGAACGCCATCAATTACCTGCTGAACCGCGCCAACGACGACACGTTCGGCGCGGCGCAGTTCATCCCGCTTGTCAGTGGCGCAGAGCCACCCGTCCTCATCAGCGACGGTGCCGGAAGCCTCATCATGGTCGCCTGGAACCCGTAAATGACAGACTCAACGCTGAACCGTTTTCTCGCTTCGGGAACGAACGCGGAGAGACTGGCCTTTACGCCCAATCCGCCGACGCCCGCATCTGGACCGAGCCAGAGCTACTTGTGGCACGAGGAGGACACCGGCAACACCTATTGCTGGAACGCCAGCAGTTCGACGTTTATCAAAGTCAACAACGCGCCGACCTCGACGACCCCGAACGCGGTCACGTTCAACAATTCCGGTTCGGGAGCCGCATCGGGGACGGAGTTCGACGGCTCGGCAGCGCAGACGATCTCCTATAACACCCTCGGCGCGCAGCCTTCGGATGCGACGCTCACGGCACTGTCGGCGGTGGCATGGTCGGCGGGAACGCAAGTCCTCACCCTCACCGCTGCGGACACGTTCGCGCTCAAGACCGTAGGCATCGCGGCGGGGAACATCCTCGACAAGACCGCTGGCGACACGCTCTATCAGCCGGTTGGATCGTATCAGCCTTCCGACGCGACGCTGACCGCACTTGCCGGACTGGCGTGGAGCGCGGGAACGCAGGTTCCGGTGTTCACCGCGGCCGACACGGTGAGCTTCAAGACGGTCGGTTCTTCCACCGGCAACATTCTCGACAAGGCGGCGGGGGATAGCCTCTATCAACCGCTGGACGCCGACCTGACCGCGATTGCGGCACTGTCTGGCACGAACACGATCTATTACCGTTCGGCGGCGAATACCTGGTCATCAGTCACCATCGGTTCGGGGCTGACGTTTTCCGCCGGAACACTGGCAGCAAGCGCAGCGTCCATCACCGCCAAGGAAGAGGGAACAACCCTCACTTCTTCTCTGGCTTCGATCAACTGGGTCGGTGCCGGGGTTACGGCGACCACGAGCACCAACGATGTGACGGTAACGCTGAACGAAGCCACCGCCGCACAGGTCAGGGCGGGAACCTCCGGCAAGCTGGTTCTGGCCGACGTTCTCCAGTCCGCAATGGCAGTGCAGACGCTCACCGATGCGGCGACGGTCTCGTGGGATATGTCCACGGCGATCAATGCCAAGGTGACGCTCGGCGGCAACCGGACGCTGGCGGTCAGCAATCCGAAGGAGGGCGCGACTTATTCGCTCGGCGTCATTCAGGACGGCACCGGATCGCGGACGATGACATGGCCGTCGTCATTCGACTGGGGCACGACCGGAGCGCCGACGCTCACCACCACGGCGAGCAAGCGCGACCGGATCACGGTGTTCTGCACCGATGCTTCAACGCCCAAGTTCGA